AACGGACCTGCTGTGCAAAGCGAACCAATGACTCATATGGAATCATTTGAGAAGTATATGGACCGTTTTTCAGTAGATTTTTAATAGCATTTAATAAATAAAGTTGTAATTTAAAAATTGTCCTAGGACAATCAGAGAGTTACATTATTGTAATTTTGGTAATTTATTTACAAAAATAGGTTGACAAGATTACATTTTGGCATTAATATAAGAAAGTAATATAAAAATATTACGCACATGGCATACATTATAGGAGAAACATCATGGCATCTTTAGCAGAAATCAGAGCAAAACTACAATCAATGGAATCAAAACCTGGTAGTTCACCCGCTCAAAGCGATAAAGCAATATACCCTTTTTGGAACATCGACGAAGGAACAAGCACCGTTCTTAGGTTCTTACCTGACTCAGATCCAAACAACACGTTCTTTTGGGTAGAACGACAAATGATCAGACTTACATTCCCAGGAGTGGCTGGCGGAGAACAGAAACCTGTTACCGTTCAAGTTCCTTGCATGGAAATGTGGGGTGATACATGCCCTGTATTGACTGAGGTTCGTCCTTGGTTTAAAGACGCAAGTCTTGAAGATATGGGTAGAAAGTATTGGAAAAAACGTTCATACATTTTCCAAGGCTTTGTAAACGAAAATCCCCTCAACGAAGATTCACCAGAGAATCCAATTAGACGTTTCGTCATTGGGCCTCAAATCTTTAACATTATTAAATCAGCATTGATGGACCCAGAAATGGAAAACCTTCCAACTGATTATGTAGCAGGAACAGATTTCCGTTTATCAAAAACCACTAAAGGTCAATACGCAGATTATTCTACAAGTAAATGGGCAAGGAAAGAAAGTTCACTTACTGAGGAAAACTTAGCGGCAATTGATACACATGGACTATTTAATCTGAATGATTTCCTACCTGCTAAACCAACAGCAGAAGGCGTTCAAGCAATAGCAGAAATGTTCCAAGCATCAGTAGATGGGGAGTTATATGACCCAGCAAAATGGGGTAACTTTTACAAACCCTATGGACTTGATGTTGGAACCAGCACACAATCAACAGTTGCATCGGCTCAACCTGCTCCAGCAGTATCACAGCCTGCAACAGAGAGTGTGGCTCCTGTAGTTGAAACACCTGCTCCGGCAACACCAGTTGCTGAACCAGTTGCTGAAACACCTGCACCTACACCAGCACCTGCTAGTGAAGATGTTGGCAAAAAGTCGGCTGATGACATTCTGAATATGATCAGAAACAGACAGTCGTCTTAAGGAGAAAATTATGCAGAAACCTTTTGACTTAACAAAGTTTAGAACAGGAATCACTAAAAGCATATCTGGTATTAGTGCTGGTTTCCATGACCCTAGGGATTGGATCAGCACTGGTAACAAAACACTAGATTACCTAATAAGTGGAGACTTCAATGGAGGTATCCCACTAGGTAAAGTAAGTGTGTTTGCTGGTGAATCAGGTTCTGGTAAATCGTTTATATGTTCTGGAAACATTGTAAAAAATGCACAAGATGCCGGTTGTCAAGTAGTATTATTTGACTCTGAAAATGCACTTGACGAGCAATGGCTTCAAGCATTAGACGTTGATACAAGTCCAGAAAAACTATTAAAAATTAGTGTCTCAATGATCGATGATGTTGCTAAAGCAATATCAGAATTTTTGAAAGACTATAAAGCAAACTACAGCGATCTTCCTTACGAAGATATGCCTAAATTAGTGTTTGTAGTAGATAGTTTAGGAATGTTATTAACACCAACTGACGTTGCTCAATTTGAGAAAGGTGACATGAAGGGTGATATGGGTAGAAAACCAAAGGCATTAACAGCCTTAGTTAGAAACACAGTCAACCAGATTGCTCCTTTTCCAATAGCACTTGTGGCAACTAATCACACTTATGCATCGCAAGATATGTTTGACCCTGATGATAAAATATCAGGCGGTCAAGGCTTTATCTATGCAAGTAGTATTGTGGTTGCTATGAAAAAACTTAAATTAAAAGAAGATTTAGATGGCAACAAAGTTAGCACGGTGCAAGGAATCAGAGCGGCCTGTAAAGTAATGAAATCACGTTACAGCAAACCGTTTGAAGGCGTTCAAATTAAAATACCATACGAGACTGGCATGGACCCATATAGTGGCCTATTGGAAATGTTAGAATCTAAAGGTATTGTAGATAAAGTTGGTAATAAACTCTCTTATGTTTCCCCTGTAACAGGTGAGGAAATTAAAGAGTTCAGAAAAGCATGGTCTGGAGACAAACTTCAGGTAATTATAGATGAATGGGGTCAAAATCCTAAAGTTCAAGAAATTGAGCCAGATGAAGATGTTAACCTAGATGACTTAGAACCAACTGAAGAGGAATACGCAGATGAGTCCTGAAGTAGCATTATTACTTGAAACCTGGGATAGTATAAAATCATATATCCCTAAAAAAGAACGTCTTAATATTGCAGAAGTATTAGTTAGAACATTTGATGATAACGTTGATATTTCTGAAGTTGAAGACAACATCATGGAATTTGATTCAGTAATGAAGGCGGCACTAGTTAGCCACTTTGACTTACTTGAGGATAACGATGATGAAGATGAGGATTGGGAATAAATGGCAACTTGGTATAACGAGGTAGTATCTGATTTAAGCAAAATGGTTGATGCCATTGCTTACTATGAGAACGAACTAGAAGACGCCAAGTATGAATGCAGAATAAAGGGAAGCCTGGAAAAAGCCAGTGCTTCTCTTCCCGGCACTACAGAGTTTCGCTTCAATCAACTACAAGAGATTGAAGCAATTCTCGAACATTTAAATATAGAATTGCGTAAAGAAAGATCAAAAACTTTTCGTAAATTTCTAGAATCTTATAATAGGCAACTCTCTAGTAGAGACGCAGAAAAGTTTGTAGATAGTGAACAAAGTGTTATAGATTTAACACATCTTACAAATCAGTTCTCTCTTTTGCGTAATAAATACCTAGGCATTATGAAAGGATTAGATACAAAGCAATGGCAAATAGGACACATAACGAGATTGAGAACAGCGGGAATGGAAGACATAATGATAGGGTAACATTCTTTTACAGGCTTAATACGTGTGAAGAACGTAGCCGTAAAAACTTTGAAAACTTTACCGAAACATTAACCTCAGATTTACAACAATACTGCAAAGAAAATCCTCGCAGAGATAATATACATGTATATTTTGAATACACTCAAGAAGGAACCTTATGGGTAATAGACAACAAATGGTTTGCTGATGCAATACATGATTTTGCAAACAAGTATAATATACCCTTATCTAATATTACATATCATGGTGGAGCCGCAACATTAGAAAAGTCATACAACACATGGCACTCTATACACAGACCAAACGAAGATAAAATAAAATTAAGATCAACAGATTTTGGCCTTTGGTTATATGAAAAAAATAATGTGTATTTTGATATTTTAAAATTTCCAAAAGAAGCACACACTAATTTAAGAACAAAAAAATTTAATTGCTTGAATGCAAATTTAAGCATACAGCACAGAATAGTATTTCTACATTACATGTGGAAAAATAATTTATTAGATACAGATAATAATTTAATAAGTTTTCATTATTTTAAAGGAATGAATTACCCTATTGAAAACCAGTATCCTATTCCACAAGAACTAAAAGATATCCTACCTATCCAATTTGATCTAAAAGGAAATTGGGATCAGGTATATCAAAAAATATTTGACAGCAAACATGATCCAAGTGTGTTAACCGATTGGAATAAGACAGGAGATTACAGTTACATATATGATGATTGTTACTTTACTGTTACTACAGAAAGTGGCGAATGTGTGCAACTTTGCAATCAATTCTGCGAAGATGATCTAGATGAATATTTTAAATCGTTCCATCATGAAATGTTTATTACAGAAAAAACAACCAGGCCCATGCTTTATTTACATCCTCAAATTATATATTCTAGTCCAGGAACATTAGAGTATTTAAAAAGTTGGGGCTTTAAAACATTTAGTAATTATTGGAATGAAGATTACGATAATGAAAC